GAGTTACAAAAGATCTTATACACCTCCCAGAAGATACTACAAGAAGTCCAACTATCTAAATGATTACTTAAACAAAAGGACTAACGCGCATCACATGGCTATGGTTGATGCTGCCAGACTACGGCCTACCATGATAGCAGCGCTATCAGGGGCTTCAAGCATAGACATCGACAGCAGCTTGGACTTCACTCCGACAATACCTCTGACTCAACCAAGCAATAAGCGCCCGCACAAAGACATTTCTGGCGGAGAAGACGACTAAGTTTATGTATTAAGTTTCATAAAATCAATACACGGCTTGAAAGACGGCTTCGCCTTACATATCTTTACCGCCATATCATACACAGACGACATAGTCGTCTCTTCTCTCGCAAATATAGCATTTGCTTCAACCAATGGCAACACCCCATATATAATGGCAGCAGCCATCGATATCATTGCACAATTACCATCTTTATACACGTCAGAGCCTTCATTTAACGCTACGCTACGAAATATACAGGGCCTTTCGACCATAAACATCTCTCTAGACTGTATGGCGCCAAACATCGTTCCTACATGCGGCTTTCCACTACCATCTTCACTAACAGGCCAACAGTCATTCGCATCAACAAGCACACACCTTGTAGGGTTAACAATATGGATATATATAGCATGATCCCTCAACGCGTAACATCTATTCCCATTTGCAAAAACCTCATTCACAGTCGGAACACGCGCACAACTAGAGGCATCATTCATTCCGCCAAACTTCAAAAACAACTTCTTAGCAACAGCTGCGCTCTTCAACGGTGTATCGTGAGTGCCGGTTTCAAAAATACTTCTCACTCTACTAGGAGTAAACGGCGAAGTTATATCTTCACCATGCAACTTCCCAGCACTTGCACGACGCGGACGATCCATTACTAATGACAATCGCATTTCAAACGTAGGACAGGACACTAAAGGTCTAGCTCCCGTGCGCTCCCCGCGCACCTAAAAGACGGTCCGCTGCGCTCGGCCACTTATATCAGGTAGGGTATCTGGGTAAATTTGTAACTCGCGAACAGTTATAGTTTGTTATATGTTAATACTGCATCTCCATTTGTATTAAGTACGGGTTACTATATATCTGAGATTGAAGCGCAACCCTTTGGTTAAAGCGCTGATCTCTAAGTTGCCATCTTTTTGTATGCATGGGTTCGAGTCACCCAAACGGACTTTTTTATTGTTCAGGCCAGGACACTAATGCGGTTGTCTGGCCCAGACTGCCACAAACACCACGACATAACAAATGCCCCGCTACAACAGATACAAGAGAAAACTACGATCAGCACGTAGAGGATGGGGTGCAGGCAGACGCGCAATAGCATTAATGGCACCGGAAGACAGAAGAAAACTATTTGGAGTCACGTATATGCAGCGTCTAAAAGAGCCAGCCTTACCAGAACAAACTCCTCAACAGAAGTGGATGCGTCGCAGCATGCGATTCCGAGGAGACGGGGATTACGGAGCGACCGGAAACCAGTACGGTCTCCTAAACTTCGGGTCCGGATCGACCCTATCTAACAGAATGAGTGGGCTAGGGGATTATTTTGGAGGGAACAAATACGGTCCAACCAAAGCCAACGCCATCATGGAAGGTTCTACTCTTGACACCCCACTGGTAGTTAACGCTTCAGATGATGTTACGGGAGACGTTTACCTCAGTCACAGAGAGTTCGTCGCCGTAGTAGAAGCAAACCTTCCCGCTGGAGCAACAAATCTTGCGGCACCCTTCCAGCAACAGACATACCCTCTTAACCCAGCAATTCTCACTTCATTTCCTTGGCTATCTCAAGTCGCACAAAACTATGACCTCTTCGAGTTCCAAGGACTCGTCTACGAGTACGTTCCTCAGATGAGCGAGTCTGCAAACAACCAAAACAATCTGGGAAGAGTCATGATGATGACACAATATGACCCGGAACAGGCTCCACTGACAAACTCAAGAGCATTCCAGAACTACGAGTTCGCTTGCAGCGCTAAACCATCCCTAGGGCTTATCCATGGCGTTGAATGCAAGAGAATCCAGAGTGCACCTAACATTATGTACACACGCACGGTCCCACCTACTATTGGAGCAGCAGTGAAGTCGAAGGTTTTCACCGATCTTGGAAACTTCAACATTGCAACCGAAGGAGTCCCTTTCGCAGCAGTTTCTGCTTCAGCACAATCACAGATCCTCGGTGAACTTTGGGTCACCTACAGAGTCAAGCTTAGCCGAGCCAAGCTAGCAACACAGAGCTTAACAACTTTTGATGCTTTCTCTAACAAACTGCAAGTAGGAACAGGCCAGTCTTGGACACAGTCAACACAAAGACTGGGAACCAACAACAGCGGGCTGTGGACCATCACAGGAGAAGTAGCTCCAGGAGGAGGCGGAACAAGTTACTTCAATTTCACCCTAGATCCAGAAGTATCTACAGGAAAATACGTTCTCCTTCCGTACTACGAAGCAGCTAACGTCCCGGACATAGGAACGCTATTCAAACTTGAAAGCTCCTCAGGATGCACAATCCTAGCACAAACCCAGGCACTTGGTACATTACCCGTGGCCGGCATTCTGCCAGGTATCAGAGGAACAAACACCACAGGATCAACGGGTGTTCTTTTCTTTGAGATTACATCAGCTTTTGGCGTATCCACCACAATGAGAATCAGCATCTTTGGAGGAGGATCCGTAGGCGGCTATGCAAAGTTCTACATCATGTCAATCACAGCCTTCCCCAGCACGCTAACCGTTTAATATATCTATACAATTTATTACGGATTAAATCCATCAGCAAACACACTTAAACTATCATTCAATAAATCGTTCCCAAATAAGGACATGTCTCCGAATTCATTCCATAATGGGGACACCCCTCCACCACACACAACTTCTTCGGACTTGGATTCTTCCGCGCCCGCTTCAACTTCAACGGACGGTCCGGAGTCGGAGGTGATGGGAGACGGTACTTCCGGGAAGGAACACACGGGGACAGCATAGACATCAATTCGTTCTCTGAAGGCTCTAAGCTGTTCGGGATCGTTAAAGTCAAACTCTCCTCCTCCACCTTCGGCACGAACTCTCCGTTCAAACTGATCAGCTCGCTCGTTACTGCCGAGGTGACCAAATGCAGCGGACAATGATTGGGAGGATGTGAAAATAATGACTCTGGGGCACCACCAGGCACTAGCACCTTTGACCTCCACTCTGCAAACATATCGATCGGTAATTCGGAGGAGGGTGGGGAAATGACAGTCACTTCCTCTGAAATCGTCGAAGAGGGCAATCTCATGCTTGTCATATCCATCGAACCATTTGAGCCGGTTGTCATAGGACTCCCAGAATCGCCAGTCTCTTCCTCGCTCCAACCCTCCGATGAGCTCTCGCCCATATCTTGACTTTCCGATTCCAGTCTTTCCATGGATGTAATAGATGTCCGGACTGCACTCACGGACAGGCCTTGCATTTCTAAGTACTCTATCGGCGTAAAGCATGCCTTGATACGTCAGCCCAGAAAAGGATTCCAAGGATTCAGTATTATGAATAATACCAGCAGTAATAGCATCACGAATATCATCAATGTCAGTACGTTTGCCACCAACACCATGGGCCTGCTTTTGTTTACTAAGTACCTTATCGTAACAACCTTCACCAAACTCGAACACATCACCACCATCTTTAATACAATACGCACGACACTCCTTCCACGTATCGTAGTGCTTGGGGACTTCCCAATGACAATGCAATCCAATCTTCTTAAAACCATTCAGAGTAGAAAGCTTGGTTCGAATGGAAAACTCCAAATAACCCTGCAAATGAGGGGTACCAGTAACAGGGGCCATCTCGTGACCATAAACGAGATAACTAAGATTCTTAAGTCCACGAAGAGCAGTATCATAGCCAGGATAATTAGCATAGTTGTTAAACGTGAAGAACCAGAACTTAGAACGGATCTCTTTGACCATAGAAGCAAGAAAGGTTTTGGGAATGAGCTCTTCTACCACCAGAGCTCGAGTGGGTAATAACCTCAACTATGTCCCACACCACTGGTGTCCCAAACCAGAAGAAATACCAACACTCTGCGGAAACCCTAACCGCATTCATATACCTAGACTATCTAGGACACTAAAGGACAGGACACAACAGGTCTAATAGTAATAATAGGACTTGCGTCCCGTATTAGACCTTAATATCCGCATCCACATGCCATCCATCGCCGAATTCCAACACAAATTCGGGTACAACCCAATGACACACGGCATGCTAAACGCACCCTACAGAACAGCCACATCGTACAGGCACGAACGTGCAATGAATGCCCGAGATAGGTACTTACGGAATACCAGTTTCAAAAAACACAGAGCGTCCTTTAAGGATTCGAACAGACGATCTTCACCGTACAAGGCTAAACGTTACGCCACTAAACCAAAGTGGCAGAAACGTTACACAAAGAGTTACAAAAGATCTTATACACCTCCCAGAAGATACTACAAGAAGTCCAACTATCTAAATGATTACTTAAACAAAAGGACTAACGCGCATCACATGGCTATGGTTGATGCTGCCAGACTA